TGCCGGGCTTCTCCGACGCTTCGCTCGCCGACCGCACGCAGATGGTGCGCTCGCCGATCGCGGCGCGGCAGATCGTCTACGGCGAAACCAAGGTCTCGGGCGTGCTCGTCTACATCTCGACGACGGGAACGAAGAACGAGTTTCTGCATATGGTGATCGCGCTTGCCGGTCACGAGGTCGAAGAGATCAGCGACATTTACTTCAACGACGAACTGGTGCTCACCACCGGAGACACGCCGCCCATTGGTAATCGCTTCCGCGACTACGCTCGGGTCTACAAAAAGCTCGGCGGCGACACGCAGACGGCCGAGACAAATCTCATCACCGCGACCGCGGGACTAACAAACGGCAAGTGGACGAGCGCGCATCGCCTGCGCGGCATCGCTTACATCTATGTCGAACTCAAGTGGAGTGACCAAGTGTGGGCCGGCGGGATTCCCAATGTGTCCGCAATGGTCAAGGGAAAGAAGGTCTACGACCCGCGCACGGCGACGACCGTCTACTCCGCGAACGCCGCGCTTTGCCTGCGCGATTATCTGACCGACGCAACCTACGGCCTCGGTCTTACGACGAGCGAGATCGACGACACCGCGTTCACGGCCGCGGCGAATATCTGCGACGAGCAAGTGCAGGTTCTTCCGCTTTCCCCGACGACCTACGAAAACCGCTACGAGTGCAACGGCGTTATCGCCACGAGCGCGTCTCCCGACGAGAATATCGGCAAGCTCCTATCGGCAATGGGTGGACTCATTGCCTATTCTGGCGGCAAGGTCGTTCCTTACGCTGGCGGCTATCGCATCCCAACGGTGACGCTCACCGAAAAGCATTTCGTCGGCCCGCTGAACATCCAGACGCGCACGAGCGCGCGCGACCGCGTGAACTCGGTGAAAGGCGTTTATGTCAGCGAAGGCAACGGCTGGCAGGTCTCCGACTTTCCGACGATCTCGTCGGCGACCTACGTCACGAACGACAACAACACGCGCTATTATCGCGACGTTGTGCTGCCGTTCACGACCTCGTCATCCTGCGCTCAACGCTTGGCCGTCATCGAGCTGCGCCGCGCGCGCGAGGAAATCACGTTCACCGCGCGCTTCCGTCTAGAGGCAATGCAAGTTCGCGCGGGCGACACGGTCATGATTACCAACGCAAAGCTCGGTTGGTCGTCGAAGGTTTTCGAAGTGATGGAGTGGCACTTTGCTACCGACGGCAATCCGCCGCAGCTTTACATCGACATGACTCTCCGCGAGACAGATGTGGAGGTTTACAGTTGGGACGTGGACGAACAAATCTATGTCGCGGACTCGCCGAACACGACCTTGCCTGATCCGTTCACCCTCGACGCGCCATCCAGTCTTGCGCTCACGGCCGACGGCACGACTCAATTTATCCAAGCAGACGGCACGGCGATTCCGCGCATCAAGGTTAAATGGACGCCGCCAGCTGAGGAGTTCATCCAAAGCGGTGGCGCCGTCGTCATCGAATACAAGCCGAGCACGAGCACGACCTACCTGACGTGGAGCCGAGTCGAAGGCGCGCAGACCGAAGATTACATCAGCTCCGACGTGAAGATCGGCACGAACTACAACGTGCGAATCTTCGGCGAATCTTACTTCAAGATCAGCACGAGCTACGTCACCAGCTCGGTGACGGTCGCGCCGGACACTACGCCGCCAGCGACTCCGACCGGACTCACGGCCATTGCCGGAACTGGGCAAATCATATCGCTCGACTGGGACGACAACACCGAACCCGACTTCGGCGAGTACGGCGTTTGGCGTAACACGAGCAACGATTCGGGCGGCGCGACGAAGATTGCCGAGACGCGCGCGAGCCGATTCGTGGACGTCAATCTCACGCTTGGCACGATTTACTATTACTGGATTTCAGCCTACGACCGCAGCGAGAACCAAAGCGCAAAGAGCACCGGAGCGAGCGCGACCGCGGTGGCCGTGACGGCTGGGCAAACTGACAGCACTCCGCCAGTTGACCCGAGCGCGCCGACTGTAAACACGACTGGAACTTATTTGAGCGGCGACGGCACCACGCTCGCGCGCATCGTCGTCAATGTGCCAGCGTTCACAACGCGCTGCGTCATCATGAACGTGCTTTACCGCAAGAGCGGAACGGCTGGATGGATTGTCGCAGACCAGCGCAGCACCGGCGGCAGCACGTCCTCAATCGACGACCTGACGCCGAACGTGACTTACGAAATTGCCGTGCAAGCGTTCAGCGCGTTCGGCATCGCGAGTAACATCGTCAGCGGTGGCACGCAGACCGCGCCGAACAACTCGACGGCTCCTGCTACGCCGAGCGGTTCAAGTTTGTCGAAGGTTGGCGTTACTCCCAAACTCATCGAGAGCACGCGCGAGTATTACTTTGGCACGCGCGCATCTTGGACTCCGAACACCGAGACGGATTTTGATCACTACGAAATCAAAGCCGTATCTACAAACAATAGTAGCGACACGTCATACACTTGGTTCGGAGAAGCTGGCGGATCAAACTCGTTGGTCTCAACCAAGGCCAACACGATGTGTTTATATGCCGCGACTCCTTCAACGGGCTTTACTTTCTTGCGCGCAGTCAATCGCAGCGGTGTCGCGTCGGCTTGGGTTTATGTCGGCTTGGCCGCTGACAACGCTTTTCTTGGAGCTGGTACCATCAGCGCGCAGAATAAAAACGACGTTAGTGTCGAGGGCATTAAAACCGGAGCGATCTCTGCATCGAGCGTGCGCCAAGTCGCCGCCGTGTTTCAAGCATCGCACGTCGTTGCGCTCTCCGGTGGTTCGCCGACCGAGACATTTGCGGTGGACATTTCCAATCGTGGATTCTCGACGAAGCCAGACGTGGGCGTCGGCGGTTGCGCGAGCGATGCAAACCTGATTGCCGCTTACGATTTTGATAACGCCTCAAATAGTTCCTCGACTGCTTACGTTCGCGCGGCGACGTTGGACGGAAGCAACATTGGTGCGGGCAATTACAGGTTCAATCTCGACTTCACCGAATACAACTAATCATGGCTCTCCAAAAAACAATCGCTCTGCCGTCCGGTATCTCTGGCAATTATATTCGCCTCACGTCGTACCGCTATGACCGTTCAACGCTGGAGGCGTCGGCGATCTTCGCACTCTACCTCGACGCGTCGCACGCGCAGGCCGGTGCCGATTACCTCGTGCCAGTCATCGCCAAGCTGCGACTAAGCGGCGCGAAGTTCACGCAGTATCTCGGCGCGGAAGCACTCGCCGACCACCAAGTCCTCGCTCAACTCTACGTTGCAGCCAAGGCCGAGACGTTGCTTGCTGGCGGTGGACTTACTTCGATTGACCTAAGCGACGCACTCGATGTCTAAAGGCGCACAACGCTTCATCGTCGTCAGCGACAATCATGGCGACATGGCTGATGAGGCGAGCGTCGGTGCACTCTGGTCGTTCATGAAAGAGTGGAAGCCTGAGATACGCGTCCACGCTGGCGACAACTACGACTTCCGCAATCTACGCAAGGGCGCATCCGACGAGGAGAAAGCCGCATCGCTGGCAGACGACTGGGAGGCAGGCAATGATTTCCTGCGTCGCTTCTTCGACGGCGGCACGAGCAATCATTTTCTGCGCGGCAATCACGACGAGCGAATTTATGACTTTGCTGGCAACGCGACTGGCGTGATTCGTGACTATGCCAACGACGGCATTAAGCAACTAGAGGCGACGGTGAAGAAGTGCCGCGCGAAGATGCTGCCTTACGATTCCGATCTCGGCGTGCTCGATCTCGGCAAGCTCTCGGTGCTGCACGGATTCCATGCGGGCGTCGGCGCGTGTCGAACGCACGCGGCGATTTACGGCAACGCAATTTTCGGCCACGTTCACACTATCGAGACGGCGTCCGTGGCATCGCGTGAACCTGCCGAGGCGCGCAGCATTGGTTGCCTCTGCAAACGCGACATGGATTATGTGAACAAGAAAACTGGAAAGCTACGTTGGGCGCAGGGCTGGGCATACGGTCTTTTATTTCCAGACGGAACGTATCAGCTTTTCCAGACACGGAACATCGGAGGACAATTTTATGCCGCGACAGAAATCAAAACCTTCGCAGCATAATTGGGCGCACGAACTGCGCGAAGTGCTCACCGCGAAAACGCGCGAGCCAAAAGGCGAAGGCTGGATGACGACCGAGGAGTTTGCTGAGTCGCTAGAGATAGCCATCGGCACCGCGCACAAATACCTGCGACGAGGACTCGCTTCTGGGCATCTGGAAAAGTTCACCGGCACCGCAATTTCATCCGCAGGAATCAGGATTCAGACGTGGCATAGGCCCGTTATAGCTAAGAAATAAAAGTCATAAGTCTTTGATTATCAAAGGTAACTGTCAGCGTTGAGAAAGATAAGAAGAAAAGTCTTCTAATCAGGACGGAGTTGTGATTTGGTATTCACATCGAAGGCAATCAAGCCCGACACAAAACCAAAACATGAAAACGATCAAATCAGAACAAGTTCTCAAAGCCCGCAGCATTACGGATTACGACTGCATCTTTTCGGTTCAAGTCTTAGAGCGCAAAGGTTCATTCGTAACCGTTAAAGCTCAAGGCAACGTTAGCCGCATGAAGGTTTATTCCGATAGCTTAGGCGAATACATTTACGGCTTGGGCAAGTATTCGATGGCTCCGATTTTCCGCGCTATCTAATCAACCGCGCCGAGGTTACTAAGGCGCATTTTTTAACTCTAAAAAAACAAACACATGACCAAAAACGAAATTGAAATCGAAGAAATTAACTCAAGAGGAATAACACTTGAGGCACGTCGCGCTGGACTTACCAGCATCATTCGTCTCGCGGACAACGGCAAAATTGGAGACGCTCGTTTGGTGATTTATCAAGTCGGCGACGTCCGAGTTGCATATACCAACGGCGATCCTTTATGGGAAGAGTCCGATCACGCAGCGTTCGCGGAACTCCTCGAATCGGAAGGAATCAAACTGTGAACTCCACCACCGCACTTACCCACGCTCTAGTCCTCGCGCTGCTTGCGCCCGACCAAGCTCGCGCCGACAAGGCCGTTGCTCTCGCCGAATCAATCGCCGCAGACTGCACCGCAAAACAAATCGCCGCAGCGAAACGCAACGCAGCTAAACTCGCAAAATGAAATCCACTCTCCTCCTCCTCGCGCTCACTCTCACCGCCCAAGCCGCGCCCGATGCTTCTTTCTTCCGCGCGCTGCACATCGTCGAGACGAGCGGCAAGCTCGGCCCGACAATCGGCGACAACGGCAAGGCACTTGGCCCGCTTCAAATCCACCGCGCTTACCACGCCGACAGTCGCGTTGCCGGTGACTACTCGCGGTGCGCCGATCTCGATTACTCGAAGCGAGTCGTGACCGCCTATCTCAAACGCTACGCGCCGCAAGCGTGGGCTGCGGGCGACGTCGAGACGCTGGCACGGATTCACAACGGCGGCCCGAAAGGCGCGACGAAACCAGCAACCAAGAGCTACGCAACCAAGGTCAAAGCCTTCTCGAAATGAGCCGCCCATCGAACCCGCGCAACCGCCCGCGCATCATCTCGGCAATCAACCGAGGCGAGTCGATGAAGGTCGCAGCCTACGATCTGGGCATTTCAACCGGCTACGCCTACCGCATCGCGCAAGACCTCGGCTACGTCGCGCGGCTGGTGAACACTTCCGAAATCAAACTCTTGCAGAAACTCAGAAACAGATGACCAACGAACAACATCAAGAAATTCTCGTCGAGCTGCGCGCAATCCGCACCGCTCTCGAAACCAAACCACGCGCGGTCGCTACGGCACCGAGCACCAGCACGTCGAGCGCAACGTCGCTCCCGCCGCCCGACCAAGTGATCGAAGGCGCCGCCAGCGTGACCGTTCACTTCGGCAAGAATAAGGGCGTGGCGATTGGTTCGCTCACCGAGAAACAGCTTCTCTGGTACGGCGCAGACCGCGAACCTCAGTTGAAAAATGACGGCACGCCATTTCCTCCGCGCGCCGAGGACGTGCTACTCAAGAACGCTTGCCGCACGCTCTGGCACGCACGAGTCGCAGGAACCGCAGTCGCTTACGTTGCCGCGAGCGCGCCAACCGGAAGCGACGAAGTACCGTTCTAATTTCTCGGCGGTTCCGAGCATAAACCTAACCCTCCGACGCCGCTGGTGGCGGTGCGAAAATACGCCAGCAAAATTTCCTCAAAGGAAAACCGCCCACCGACTTAACGATGGGCGGCAAAACACAAAACAAAACTAGACCGATAACACAATGGACACGAACGTAAAAACTGAAACTCAAGTCGCGGTTCAAGACACCGCTCCGAAAGCTCAAATCAGCTTCGGCAATCAAGGCGTGCAGTTGGCTTCAATCGACGAGGCTTTCCGCTTCGCCAAGGCGGTCGTCGCCTCTGGCTTCGCACCACGAGGCATGGAGAAACCGGAGAGCGTGATGATCGCAATCCAGCTCGGAATGGAACTAGGACTCACGCCAATGGCCGCTCTGCAAAACACCGCAGTCATCAACGGACGGCCCGCCATTTACGGCGACGCCGCGCTTGCTCTGGTTCGCGCCAGCGGCCAGCTCGTGAGTTACAGCGAGGAAGAAGTCGGCGAGGTCGGCAAAGACTCGCACGGCTACAAGATCACCGTGCAGCGCAAAGGATTCGACCCAGCCTCGGAGACCTTCACTACTGCCGACGCCAAGGGCGCAAAGCTCTGGGGCAAGTCCGGCCCGTGGAGCGACTATCCGAAACGGATGCTCAAGTTTAGGGCGCGAGGCTTTATTCTGCGCGACCAGTTCGGCGACATTCTGAAAGGCTTACGCACGGTCGAGGAAGCGCGCGACATCGCGCCCGAGATTAACGTGACGCCGCTCGCCGAGAAAGTTGCGGGCGGACTGAGTGACGCGATTGGAGGTGCAGCGTGAACGTAATGGGTCAAGCAATCCGACGCTCCGACGTTTACGACCGGAGCCGACTCTACAAACCCGAGCGGCGCGTCCTTGAACGGATGAAGTCGCATCACACAAACGAGAAAGGCGAGCGCGTGGATTCACACGGTCGATACGTCGGCCACGGTGACATTGACCGCGGACTCAACTTTTTTTTCAGCAAGCGAATCCACAATCAATCTAAAGAAACATGAACGACAACGATCTCAAACAAGCAGCAGTTATTAACGCGGCCACGGAACAATTCCGAGGCTTGCTCGAAACGCACTTCAAACAAATCGCCAAGGCGGCGCAGGAATCATTCATCGAGGACGAGAACCAGACCGAGCCGAAAGCCAAGTGTGCTTTCTCGGTTGAGTGGGACAGCCTCGCAGCGGCGCCAAAGATCAACGTCAAGGTCAGTTGGTCGGTGCGCTTCAAAGACGAAGCCGAGTGCGAAATCGACCCGCTGCAATCGAAGCTGAAACTGGAGGACGCCGATCTGTGAACTCAATCCGCAGACTGATCGGCTGGATTTGCGAATGGGCAACGCTCATTCTGTTCTCGATTTTACTCATCGTGATCTG